AGGATGGAAACTCTCAGGGGACGGACGCAAGCTCTACTCATCAGCCTCGTGGATCAGGAGTCTGAATGAGAAGCAGATTCCTGCGATCACCATGCGCCGTCCGAAGCCTACACTCTACAGCTTCCGGCATACATGGAAGACGCAGATGGCTATCTGCGGAGTACCCACGCAGTATCAAAACCAAATTCTCGGCCATGCTCAGTCAGGGATGGATGAGCATTACCTTGGTCGAATGGACATCGAACATACTTACAAGGCGATTAGCCGAGTTAGTTTCGATAAACTTGATCTCGACCACCTAAAATCTAGCTGATTAGATAGACGTTGTGTGATATTATTATCACATGACTTTCTCTGATATGGTTGAGCGATGGAAAGGCGGCTCCGACGGCTTCTTCAACTTCCTAGAAGACGTAAAGCCTGTAGTTCGAGGCTCCAAGGGTGGCTTCACCCCCTTTGTCCCCGGCCCTCGGGAGCGATCCGAGATCGTTCAGGCACTAGACGGAGATTTCTCGACCGTCGTCTTCTCATGGCCGCGACGGCACGGGAAAACCGCCACGAGCGTCATGATCATCCTGTGGCGCTTTCTCACGCGCCGCACCGAAAACGTAGCCATCGTCGCAAACTCCGAAAAGCAGGTGGTCGATACCGCCTTTCGGATGTTGCGGGACGCCTTCGAAAACACACCCTTTCTGAAACGTCTGACGGACGCGGGAAGCATCGACGTGGGCATGGACGCCATCCGTTTTCCGGCCACATCATCTGTGATCCAAGCCTTCAGCGCCAACCCCTCCGCTTTGTGGGGGAAAAAGCTGACGGCGGCGCAAATCAGCGAGCTTCATGCTGCAAAGAGCGATGGCGTACTTGAAGCCCTGACTGGTTCTCTGATCGACACCGAGGGTTCGATGTTGCTGATCGACTCGACCGTGGGGCCTATGTCGTCGCCGCTCTATGCGCTCTACCAGTCCCACCTCGCCGGGGATGACCCCAGCCTGTTCTTCTCGCACATTCAATATAGCGACCTGGACGACGCTTGCGCCAACAGCCCACCGTGGATTGATCGCGCAAGGCTGCGGGCCGCGTCGCGTCGGATGCTTCCCCAGCGCTTCGCATTGTTCCACTTCAACCGCTGGGGCGATGCGTCCAGCCTCCTGATCGCCAGCGACGCGCTCGCCCTCTGTACAGCGAACAGCTACCTTCCCGACCCCAAGGCTTTGGCGGGGGGCGCGAGCTATGTCGTGAGCGGCGGGTTAGACCGAGCTTTCGGCGGATCGAAACATTGCGACGCAACCGTAACGACGGCTGTCATAATGACCGTAGTGGACGACGAAGAGCATTATTTCGTGCTGGACTCGGATGTGGTGATGTTCTCGCGCTTGGCGGGCATCAAAGCCAACCTGAAGCGCTATCACCGCGATTGGGGGATGACTCGCTGCGGCCTCGAAACCTACGGCGCGCAGGACGTTTATGATTGGGCGCAGGCAGAGGCTTTCGCGGATGGGACGGAACTGATCACGCCCAGTCGAAAGGTGCAGTACCAAGCGTTCACACTGTTAGCGACCGCCGCCGCCGAAGGACGTCTTCACATCGATCCACGCTTCACCCGCCTCATCGAAGAGCTGAAGTGCTTCGAAATCACCGACGATGGCAAAGAGACAGTCGGAAACGAAGCCATCCCGAAGTTCGGCCATCCTCGCGGGAAGCATGATGACCATGTTTACTCCCTCGCCTGGGCGATGTTCGCGACGCGGGAAATAACTCTCAACCCTTATGAGCTACCCGGTGTCCGATGCACCGACACCACCGCAGCGCGGACCATGTGCGCGCTCAACGGCGGTGCGTTGATCCCGCTATGCGCCGGTTCCTGCCGCTCGATGAGAAAAGCGTTCGACCTGTTCGACCAATACGCCGAGCGCAGCCCTCGCAATAACCTCTCTGTAGAAGTCTTCATAAGCGAGAAGCTAAAAAATACAGGAAGTCATACGATTGCTCGCTAAATCGTGTTGCGCAATAGCAACATATAGTGATATACTTATCTCATGCTGGGATTTAGCGACGAAAGGAAGTCGTTCTTAGATTTGGTTAGAAACTCGGAGCCGCGAAAACTTCGCGCCGCCGAAGCTTTAGCATTCTTTGACGACAAACAGGACGAAACCACCCTAGCCCTGATTAGGCAGCGTTTCGCCAACCCGGAGTCATTCCGGGTCTTTAACGTGAACATCGTCAAAAAGATCGTAAGCCGTCGCGCTACGGCCTATCAGACACCGCCTGTCCGCACGTTTGAAGGCTGGGATCAGAGGGCGGCCTCTGCCCTCTATCAGGACGCCAACATCGACGCCGTTATGAAGCGAGCGTCCAAGCTGACCAAGTTGCACAAAACGACCGCACTACAGGTTGTTTGGACCGAACCGCATGGCCTCCAGGTCCGCGTTCTGACCCCGAACATCCTCGATGCGGAATGGGACGACCCGGAGCACCCCACCCGGATTGTCGTGACCCACGCGGCCCACAACCCAGCGCACACGACCTATTCAGACTGGACCGCGAACGGCTTCGTTCGTCGCAACGCCAACGGCCACAAGTTGCCAAACCCCGGCAATGCGGGCGACCAGAACCCTTACGGTGTCCTACCCTTTGTCCCGTTGTTCGACCGTCTGCCCGACGCCGATTTCTTCCTTCCGGGCGGCGACGATCTCATTGGCGCACAGAAAGCCCTCAACGTCGGCCTGACGAACCTGTGGCGAGCGGTCGAACTGCAAAGCCACGGCCAAGCTGTCGCGAAGGGACTTCCTATCGGCGACCCAATCGCCACCGGCCCCGACAAGGTGATCCTGCTTCCGAAGGATGGCGAGTTTTCCTACGCGGCCCCCAACACGCCCATTCCCGATATCCTCGAAGCGCTAGAGTTTCTGATGCGCTCGACGGCGGCGACTAACGATTGCACCGCCGATGTTCTGGACCTGTCCAAAACGGCTGAATCCGGTTCAGCCCGCGAAGCTCAACGTATCGACCTGAAGGAAGCCCGCCTTGATGACATCGCCCTATGGCGAGGCTTTGAGCGCCGTCTTTTTGAAACGATCAAGCGCGTCGTCAACACCCACAGCCCCGGAACGATTCCCGAGGGCGCGACGGTTCGGGCTGACTTTGCCGAGCTTCAGGACAATCTCACCGAGGCCGAAGTTCTCGCCAATCTGAAAGAGCGCGCCGAGCTTGGCGTGTCTTCCCCGGTCGATGCTCTGATGGCGCTCAACCCGGACGGCTACGCCACCCGCGAGGACGCCTACCGCGCCCTCATCACCTGCAAACAAGAAAGCCAGGAACTGCTTCTGGCCCTCTGAGGAAATACTGTGACTGACGACATCAAGGAAAACGCAGCCAACCAGATCGACCTGACCGCCGACATTGCCCGCTTGGACGCCGAACTGAAGAGCCTCCGCGAAGCTACTAGAACGGCAATCTCCGACGACGACCTGGGCGATTTGATCACCCAACTCGAAGATATGATTCCGGAAGGTGAAAGGGCGAAGCTCCCCACCTCGGGATCGCGGGAGCATCAAATCTTCTCCCGGATCAACGCTGTCCTGAAGACTCAAAAAGCGCCTCGTGTCCCGGAGACTGACACCAAACGTCCCGCCCTGACGACGCCATCGACCGACTACACGGACCTTCCGGCACACGCCCGCATCGCAGCCGGTTACGGCAAAGCCTGACCGTCCCGCGTCTCAACAAACCACCCCCGCCAAAGGCGGGAGAAAGGATCAAAGTGAACAAACGTGCTGACTCAATCCGAATGGAGCAAGCTCAACCCTAACCCTCTGCAATCCGGCATTGTCGAGGTATTCGCCCGCGAGAACCCGGTTCTCGCCCTCATGCCCTTCCAGAGCATCGCCGGTAACGCCTACACCTACAACGTCGAGGAAGAACTGCCCGGCGTTGAGTTCCGAACCTATAATGAGGGCTACTCGGAAAGCACCGGCGTCATTAATCCGCAGACCGAACGCCTGACCATTCTCGGCGGCGACTCTGACTTCGATGTCGCCCTGATCGCCCAACAGGTCGGCGGCAACGACACCCGCGCCGTCTATGACGCCCTGAAGGCGAAGGCGCTGACCCTGAAGTGGTTGCGCACCTTCTTCGAAGGCGACGCTGACACGAACCCCAAAGAGTTCGACGGCATCAAAAAACGCCTGACCGGCGACCAGATCATCGAGGCTGGTGCGAACGGCGGCGCGATCACGATGGCAATGCTGGATGAACTGGTTGACGCCGTTCAGGGCCAGCCGTCCGCGATTTTCGCCCGCAAGTCCGTTATCCGCGCCTATCGA